AAGTGAATGGTCTCGAAATGTCCGTAGAGAGGACAAGGATGGGCCTTGGTGTCGTTATGAAGATGTAGAGAAACTACTGGAACGCATCGAAGAACTGGAAAAAGGAAAAACAGATGAATAACTTTTTACCAACAGACTACCAAGCATTTATTCACAAGTCACGCTACGCTAAGTACTTCGATGGGTATGGGCGTGAGTCTTGGGATGACACAGTAGCACGTTACGCTACCAATGTAATCGCTGACAAGGTTGACGCAGAGACACGCTTCGAGATTGAGCAAGCTATCCTTGGCTTAGAGATCATGCCATCTATGAGAGCTATGATGACTGCAGGCCCAGCACTAGATCGTGATAACACAGCAGGGTACAACTGTTCATATCTCCCCGTAGATGACCCTAAGAGCTTCGACGAAGCGATGTACATCCTCCTCTGCGGTACTGGTGTCGGCTTCTCTGTTGAACGACAGTACGTATCTAAGCTTCCCGAAGTGCCTGTCCTCTATGATAGTGACACTACCGTTGTCGTTAAAGATAGTAAGGAAGGGTGGGCTAAGGCTTTCCGTCAAGTGTTGGCACTCCTATGGGCTGGTGAGATTCCTAAATGGGACGTGTCTAAGGTACGCCCTGCAGGTGCACGACTAAAGACATTCGGTGGACGTGCCAGTGGCCCAGCGCCTTTAGTTGAACTGTTTAACTTTGCTGTGTCTACATTCAAGAACGCACAAGGACGTAAGCTATCTTCACTAGAGTGTCACGACTTGATGTGCTTCATTGGTCAGATCGTTGTGGTTGGTGGTGTACGCCGCAGTGCTATGATCTCTTTGTCTAACTTGAGTGATGATCGTATGCGTCACGCTAAGTCAGGACAATGGTGGGAAACTGCAGCGCACCGTGCATTGGCTAACAACAGCGTCAGCTACACGGAGAAGCCTGACGTAGAGACATTCATGCGTGAGTGGACTGCGCTAGTAGAAAGTAAATCAGGTGAACGTGGAGTGTTTAACCGTGAAGCATCTAAGAAACAGGCAGCTAAGTTTGGTAGACGTAATCCTGACTTTGACTTCGGGACTAACCCGTGTAGTGAGATCATCTTGCGCCCTTATCAGTTCTGTAATCTTACAGAGTGTGTTGTCCGTGCTACGGATAGCATCGACGATCTTATTCGCAAGGTACGATTGGCTACAATCCTTGGGACCATCCAGTCAACCTACACAAAGTTCCCATACCTACGTAAAGTCTGGCAGAACAACACAGAAGAAGAACGACTGCTAGGTGTCTCCTTGACAGGGATTATGGATAACCCTCTGATGACATCTCAGAATGCAGGATTGGAGAAGACCCTTGAACGTCTACGTGAAGTGGCTGTTGATACTAATACTGAGTGGGCTAATAAACTTGGTATTCCTGTATCTGCTTCTATTACATGTGTTAAACCTAGCGGCACAGTATCTCAGCTTGTTGATTCTGCATCTGGTATCCATGCCCGACATTCAGACTATTATATCCGCACTGTACGAGGCGATAACAAAGACCCTCTCACTCAGTTTATGAAGGATCAAGGTATTCCATATGAGCCTTGCGTCTTCAAGGGTGACACTACTACAGTGTTCAGCTTCCCTCAGAAGTCACCCGACAATGCGGTAACACGTAATGACATGACTGCTATCGAACAGCTAGAGACATGGCTAACGTATCAGCGTCATTGGTGTGAGCATAAACCATCGGTGACTATATCAGTCCGTGAATCGGAATGGCTAGACGTGGGTGCGTTTGTCTACAAGCACTTCGATGAAATGTCAGGTGTGTCATTTTTGCCACACTCAGATCATACTTATCAGCAAGCACCATATCAGGATTGCACAAAGGATGAGTATGAGGTATTGCTAGCTAAGATGCCAGAGCGTATCGACTGGGCTAAGCTGTCTGAGTATGAACAAGAAGACAACACTGTAGCTATGCAGACGATGGCTTGCTCTGGTGACTCGTGCGAAATCGTAGACCTAACATAGGGTCTACACCATCGCCCTGCGTAAAGGTCTGTCGCATACGTGATGATGGGTACTGCGCAGGGTGCATGAGGACCATAGATGAAATACGTGATTGGATGATAATGTCCGACTACGAGCAGAAGAAACTTTTGTTTGAACTTAAATGGAGACAAGATGTACACAATCATCAGTCGTAACCAGTGTAACTTTTGTGATCAAGCTAAGGCACTACTAGAAGGGGCTAACAAAGAGTACGTAGAGTACAACATACAAGAAGAGACTAGTGCATGGCTGCTGTATGTGCTTAAGCATTCAAGCATTACAACAGTACCACAAGTGTTCAGTGAGAACGGTAGTTACATTGGTGGGTATAGTGAACTAAAAGAATGGTTGGAGAGTAATGCAGCTAGACCTCTTTAAAGAACCTGTAGTGTCTAACCTTAACCCTGAGCTACGTCTATGCAAGAAGTGTGGCGAAGAGAAATCACTAGATGAGTTCAACGCTATATACTACAGGAAGAATGGTGAAGCTACAAAAGGTTACAGGTGTGCAGCCTGTCAGAAAGAACACTCTCGTACAGTAAGCACACTAAAGAAGATGCACCCTAAGCCTGTTGATAATGTGTGTGAATCATGCGGTGATGTAGCAGAGAAGATTTGTTTAGATCATAGCCACAAGACAGGAGAGTTTAGGGGGTGGCTCTGTGAGGGGTGTAACCACAGTGCAGGTAAGTCTAATGATGATCCTGTTAAGTTAGAAAAGCTAGCGGAGTATTTACGTGAACGATCCAGTTAACAAACCAGTGCACTACAACCAAGCAGGTATAGAGTGCATCGAAGCTATTGAAGCTATGACAGAGAACATGTCAGGCGCTATAGCACCACACGCAGCTAACGTACTGAAGTACATGTGGCGGTGTGAATACAAGAATGGTCTAGAGGATATTGATAAAGCTATCTGGTATCTAACTAGGCTACGTCAGCGCTGGGTAGAAACACATAAATAGGTGTTGACACTGTGTTTTACTTATGGTAGAATACACGCACATGCCAAACAACGGAGTAGTTATGTGGCTTTCAGTATAGAAGAAGAAGCTAAGCGTTTCATTGAACATAAGCGTGTACAGTTTATTCAAGGGCTAGACGATGCAGCGTCTGACTTGATACATTACATAGATGATAACTTACACAATGCTGATGAGAAAGACTACGCTATCAAGGCTCTAAAGGAAGCTGTGTTGTGGTCTCGAAGTTGTGCAACCAAACATGGCATAAAGTAGAACTAGAAAGGGGGGCTTAGTTGCCCCCCTCTTTTTATTATCTCAAACCTAATAGTTTCTGTTGTTTCTTTTCAACCTCTTTGTCTAGCTCTATGTAGCCGACAAGGAGTTGTATCTGTTCCGTGTCTAGCTTCGACGGATCTTGATCAAAGCCCATATCTTTTAAGTACTGAGCTAGGTCTTTCTTATTAACGAAGCTACCTTCCCCTAACTTAAATAATAATGATGTACGTGTATCCTCAGGGTTAAACGAGTTCTCAAGTAAAGAGCGTATCTCTTTTTTAGCCTCACTGATTACACGAGAGATCATATCCTTCTTACCGCTTGCAGAGGCAGACTTCCAAGCATATGTGTCAAGTAGCTCAGCTGCTTTGTAGTTAAGGATAGGCGTAATCATACTGTTGACATCGTTGAGTGGTTCTGCAATAGATGAACGAATATTAGTACGCCACTGTGCTAGGCCAGCTTGGTTAAACATTTCTTGTATAGGACTCTGTGCTAGCTCTTCACGGAAACCAAAGATACGCCCAATAGGAAGACGATCCTTGCTTGATGTGAGCGCACGTTCTTTCTGCTCAGGCTTAGTGTACAGCTGCATAGCGCTTAGTAGCTCATCAGTGTAACGTACAGAGTTGTTCAACCACTCACTACCTTGACGACGATCAGGTGACACATACTCGTCACCCTTCATTAGTGAAGCTGTGATGTTCACTGGATCAAGTGGACGAGAGTAGCCTGACAAATACATAGCTGCAGACTTTTGTACAACCTCAGTAAGGACACGCTTAGTTTCAATGTCATCAGATGTAGCAATGTCGATAAGCATGTCGTATGAAGCTTGGATACTATCGCCTAGCTGACGTGTAAGTTGTTGTGGTCCAAACGTAGCCGCTACCTCTTCAATAGTCGCACGAGGTATCTCACCATCACGTACAACGTAAGCAGCCATACGACCAATAGCTTTGTAGAAGCTGTAAGGGAAGTCATATTGTCTGTTACGTATAGTACCATCTGAACTGCGCTCTTGGAAGATGCCAAGCCCTTCCTCTAAGTAGTCCTTCTCATACGTATAAGCTGCGCCAATAAAGCTTAGACCTACAGCAGACTTAGTTAGCAGTTCCATAGGGTCACGTGTAGTACCAGCCAGATACTTATGCACTAAGCTGATGCCTGTGTGGTCCATCATGTGGCCTAGTGTGTTATTAAAGAACTGTCCAAACGGAACCATCGCACCAACCACAGGGTACTTACGAATATCCTCGACAATCTTAGCAGCAAACTGTAGTGTACCCTTTGTGCCACCATAAGGCTTAGCGAACACAGCACGTAAAGCATCATCAGCTGACTCACTAACAATCTGTGCGTACTTGTCACCCTGCATATTCTTCCACAAGTTAGGGTCACGAATAAACTCAGAGTAAGTTACACCATATTCAGCACGAATACGTTTATCTACAGAGTACATGAACTCTTGTGTCTTAGTGAGCATGTCTTGTGCTTTAACGCCGTAGATAGTTTGCAGTCCATCCATAGCTTTACTGAATAGACCCTCATTCTGAGATAGCTTCTCAGCGTCAGTAACGCCAATCTCTTTAGCCATCTTACCAAAGTCTTGGAAGCCGATGTCTTTAGCTACTTCTTCTAGCTCAATACCGCCAGACAAGTAGCGGAACATCTTCTTCTGTGCTTCAGGGTTATACGCAGCAAAGTCCATAAATGCTTCGTATGTCATGTGTGTGTCCAGAAGGTTACGCATCTTCTGTTTCTGCAACGTGAACATTAACCCTGCACGTTTAGCATACTTAGCTGCACCTTCTTTGTTGAACATAGCAGTCTGTAAGATAGCGTTACCACCATACAAAGTGCCACGTACAATGTCAGACATACTTTGCATAGAGCTAGCAGTCTGCCAACCAATCAAGTTGAGCGCTGTAGTACCAGGGTGTGTAACAAGCATACGAATAAGGTTACGCTGCAAGAAGCTAGTCTTAGCTGCAAAAGCCTCACGCACTCGTGTAGACACAGGCGGTAGTTCTGCCTTGAGTAGTTCAGGTAGTACCTCATCATCAGCTACCTTAGGTATGTAACGCAATGTACGTGCAGCTTGTGACAAGATGTTAAGCTGTTGACCTGCTACGCTGAACTCTTTAGCATCCATATCTAAGGCTTGCAGTAGAGACTTACCTTTGTAGTCAGGCACAGCTTTACCTAAGGTGTTACGGAAGACATCATCTAACTGATCTTGTACATTCTGAGGCATCTCACGAATAAGATCATGCATCCAGTTAGAGAAGTTGTCATCGTCTGTACGCTTAGTCCAGTTACGTACACCATTCTCAGCTAAGATATCAGCAACACCCTTGAAGCCTAGCTTCTCGTCACCCAAGTAGAAAGCTTTACGTATTTGTGTTTCTTTAGATACACGCTGTCCGTTGCCTAACAAACGCAGTAATCCACCACGTTCTACTTTATCAGCAAAGTCTTCCATATTCTTCTTAAAGTCAGGTAGACTATCTTGGAAGCCACGTAAGTCTAGCTTCTCCTTAACTGACTTAGTTACATCCCCAGCTATCTCACGAGCACGAGCTAGGTCTGTGTTAGCTCTATCAAAGTAGAACGCAGCTAGCATATCTGAGTCAGCATCAAAGCTACGTCCTAACATAGACAAGCCCATAGATAAGCCTGTACCAAACGCACCACCGACTGCAGCCACAGAGCCTTGTACTAAGTCGTACTCACTCTGTAGTCCTACCTCTTGCATAGCTTGCTGATACACAGCATCCATAGACACACCAGCTACAGTGTCAGTCGCACCTGTGTACAGCGCTTCCTTTACAGCCAGACCTTTAGAAGCTTTCTTGAACGCCTCACTACGTAAGGTGTCACCTATAAGCTTACGCTCTACTTGCTTGGCTGCTTGCTTAGCGCTTTGAGTCAAGCCTTGCTTCTGAATAATCTTAGCTACTTCACGCTTAACACCTTCTTTGGCTAGCTGTGCTGCAGCCTTAGAGCCGCCGCCTGTGATAAGCTTACCTACACCAAGAGATACAACGTTAACTGGATCAACAATAAGCGCTCTACCGTAGTCGTACACAGCGTCCAGCTTCTCCATGCCAGACGTACCCTCAGCAAAGGCACCCTTCATAGAGTCAAACGTTTGATAAGCTGCAGCAGCCTCAGCTTTCTGTGCTTCTGTGGCACCGTTAAGATATGATAGTTCACCTACAGTAACGACAGACTGACCAAAGTTAAACTTACGCATGTGGTTGACGTAGGCATCAGCTATCTCTTGACGATCAAACTTATCCTCAGTCATACCAAACTTGGACTTCATGTAAGGTGCATACTTCTGGAATACATCATCACGAGTAAGGTCACGCACACCTTCAGGGTCTAAATACGCATCTACTTGTTGTTCTACTTTCGGACGGTCCGAAGATACGTCTTCAGCAGTACCAAGAAAGGCATCTAAAGGGCTTACTGTCTTTTGTTTTTCTTCTTTCTCA